TGAAACAGGATATGCAGAAACAGGAATCTTGTCAGTAAGCCAAAACGATTACTTCCAAGTTTATATATTTTCTGGAACCAATAGGACTTTAAACGCAAACAACGCAACATGGTTTGAGATTGAGGTACTTGAAGGCTCAATGCTTACCACAACTATTTAGGAGTAAAATATGTCAGGCGAAGTAATAAAGAGCATTACAGCTCAGAACACATTTAGCGATGAGATTGCAATACAGGGATACTTTAACGTCTCTATCACTGGCATTGCTGGCGGTACAGAGGTAACAGTGCAGCGACAAACAGGAGTAGATGGCACGACGTTTACTGATGTTGATTCGTTTACTGCTGATATAGAAACGTATGGTTATGAACCCGAACTTGTTCTTTACAAGATTGGCGTTAAGACAGGTGACTTCGGTTCAGGTACTTGCAAAGTACGTTTAGGAACTAAGCACCGTGATCGTTCTAGCTGGACATATGTTTACTAAGGAGTAATCATGGCTCCTTTAGATCAAGCAATAGCACGTTTAGATAAACACGAAGCTGAGTGTGCTTTGCGTTACGAAATGATCCAGCTACAACTTGATGAGCATAACAAACGTTTTGATAAGCTAGAGAAAATGATGACAGGTGGCTTTGCTTCTATTGCTATTATCGTCACTATGGCTATTGCTATCTTGGAGTTTGCTAGATGATACAAGCTTTGATCGGCCCTATTGTTAACCTTGTCGGTGGACACCTTCAGCGTAAAGCAGAAGAGAAGAAGGCTGTCCATGAAGCTAAAATGGTAGCTATTCAGCAGGATGGTAACTGGGAAAACATACATGCTAACAATGCAGCCAACTCTTGGAAAGACGAATGGTTTACGCTGTTGTTTTCAATACCATGTGTATTAGCGTTTTTTCCTAGTATGGTTCCTATTGTTATGAACGGGTTTGCTGCCTTAGAAGCTATGCCTGAGTGGTATAAAGGTTTCTTGGGTGCGGCAGTAGCGGCATCGTTTGGCCTGCGTGGTCTGGCTAACTGGAAGAAATAATTATGTATCAATTCGGCGGAGAAGAAAACTTTAGAGGACCGGGCACATTTCCGGGAATGGAACAGGGAAGTACACCTGAAATTAACTTTATGACTCCTGAAGGAATAGACTACGCTAAGTTTTTGGAGTACCTAAGGTCACAGGGTGTTTCTGACATATCAGAGATTATGGGTGGTGGTACTCCCGGAGAAAACGACTTAGTTATTGACGGACCAGACAGAGACAGTCCTTTAGCTCAAATTTATGCTTCTATCATAGGACGTGCGGAAGGTGTAGACCCAGCTGTATTAACGGACGAGCAAATGCGCGTGTTAAATAACAGCGGCATTGGAGCAATCGCCGAACAGATAGACGCCGCTGGTGGATATGATGAGTGGTTAGCCCAACAAGATTTAGAAGGACCTCCTGAAGAGTTACCAACAGAACTAGAAGAAGTAGTAAGCGACATCGACGAAGACACCACACTTGAAGATGAAATAGGTGTAGATCCTGACATGCCTATTGACATTCCACTTCCTACATTACCTCCACGAGAAAGCGAAGGTGACGGCGAAGGTGACGGCGAAGGTGACGGCGAAGGTGACGGCGAAGGTGGTACAGGTCAAGAGACTACTGGTGAGCTTCCTGACTACAGTGACATTGGTGATCCTGACTACGGATATCCTGATGGGCTTCCCCGTCAAGGCAGTGGTGGAACTATAGATGACTATAGAATAAATGAACCCGGTCTTACTGTTGGTATTGGTATTCCCTCTATAAGCAGTGGAGGAGACGGTGGTGGCGGCGGTGGAGGCATGTTAAGAACAGCTTCTAAGTTTACTCCATACATGGGCGGCATTAACTACCAACTACCTCAAGATCAGATGATCCTGTACAGACCCCCAACAGCTAATGAAATATTAACAGACTTTACAAATGGCCTAGTTAGGCAACGAGGAATGCTTGTATGACGTACCTTAATATTGTTAACAATGTGTTACGTCGTTTAAGAGAAGAAGAAGTAACCACTGTTACAGAAAACACTTACTCAACTATGGTAGGTGACTTTGTTAACGACGCAAAGACATTAGTAGAAGAATCAGCTGATTGGTCTGCGCTGCGTACAACTGTTATTATTACTACGGTAGTTGATAATAATCAATACTCGTTAACTGATTGTGGCGATAACGTAAAGGTAATGTCTGCACTTAATGACAGTCAAAATTGTTACTTATCTTATCAAACAAAGGATTGGTTTAACAAGCAACTATACCTTAATACTATTGTTGAAGGCGCTCCTACATACTATACCTTTGACGGTTTAGACTCTAATGGAGATACTCAGGTACTTGTTAGTCCTCGTCCAATAGAAGCACAAACTCTCAGGTTTGATGTTATTAAAAGACAAGCAGAGTTAACTTCTGATTCTACTAATTTACTTATACCTGAAAAACCTGTAATACATTTATCACTAGCTTTGTTGGCTCGTGAGCGTGGTGAGACAGGTGGTACTTCTACTGCTGAATACTTCAACATTGCTAATAAGTACCTATCAGATGCTATTGCTATTGACGCTGCAAAGCACCCAGAAGAGATGATCTTTAGGACTATCTAATATGGCACAAGAACTACGTAGTATTAATCTTGTAGCACCAGCCTTCAAAGGTATCAACACCGAAGACTCTCCTATTGCTCAAGACCCTTCATTTGCAGAAGTAGCAGACAACGCAGTTATTGATAAGCGTGGTCGTATTGCTGCACGTAAGGGTTATGAAGTTATCACTACTGACAAAACAGAACTGGGCAGTGCTAGTATACGTTCTATAGGTGAGTTCAGAGACAGTGGCGGTCCTACTAATGACGTTATATTTTCTGTAGGTAACAACAAAATACTTAGCGGTACTACTACGCTTGTTGACGAAACACCCGCTAGTTATACTATTACTGCTGACAACTGGAAGATGGTCAACTTTAATGACTACATGTATTTCTTTCAACGCGGTTACAAGCCACTAGTTTACAGTACGGCTATAGGCAATGTTGTTGAGATGGATGACGCTGCTGTTCCGTTCAATGCTGGTGTAACTTCTGCAATGTACGGTAATGAAGTTCTTGCTGCTTATGGTCGTCTCTGGACCGCTGACTTTGATAACGACAAGTCTACTATTTACTGGTCTGATTTGTTAATTGGACATGATTGGTCAGGTGGTACTAGTGGCAGTATCAATATCTCAAAAGTCTGGCCTGACGGTTATGACGAGATTGTAGCCCTAGCTGCTCATAACAACGCACTGATTATCTTTGGTAGACACAGTATTGTTGTCTATGGTGGTGCTGACGCTCCTGCTACTATGGCTTTGTCAGACACTGTATCAGGCGTAGGTTGTGTTGATCGTGACACGGTACAGTACACTGGTACTGACGTTATCTTTTTGTCACACACGGGACTGCGTAGCTTTGGTAGAACAATACAAGAAAAGTCAATGCCTATTAGTTCTTTGTCTAAAACAATTACAAAAGACATTATTAACTTAATACAAAATGAAACAGAGTTTTTTAGATCTGTATACAGCCCAGAAGAAAACTTTTACTTATTGACATTTGTAGAACAACAACTAACTTTTTGTTTTGACGTTAGAGGAACATTAGAGGACGGTTCCTACAGAGTAACACGCTGGCCTGCTTCTGTCTTTACAGCGTACAATAGATTAAACAATGGTACTCTTTATATAGGATCTTCCAACGGTATTAGCGAATACAAAACTTATTCAGACAATGGTAGTTCGTATCGTTTCAAATACTACAGCCCTAGTTTAACCTTTGGAGATGTTGCACGTCTTAAATTTCTTAAGAAGCTAAAGCCTACTATTTTTGGAGCAAACAGTTCTACAATATTTATGAAGTTTGCTTACGACTTTGCTACTGATTTTAGAACAACAGAGTTTTTAACAGGTAACCAGATTCCGGCTTACTTTAATGTTAATGAGTTTCACGGAGACGATCCGGGAGATGAGTCTAATCCTTTGTCAGAATATACAGTAGGACAGTTAACTAGTCAACGTAGTCTTAACGCAACAGGTAACGGAACAACAATAGTTATTGGATTAGAAGCTG